GCTATCAAATAATGTAGGACGATTTGTTAAATTTGTGTAGTCTAAAAAGTAAGGACTATCAAATCCGTCAAGTGTATCTGCGTTTAATCCGCCACCACCTGATGTAGCATCGTTTGCTGGTGCCCATCTAAGTCCGTCCCACTTTAGTACTTGCCCTGGTGTTGGTGGAGTACCTTGTGTATCAACATCTGATAAGTCACTTATATCAGTAACTAAATTTGGTTTGTCTGTAAGATTATTGTAACTGCCAGTTGTTGCTACTGTGGCTAAACTAGGTGTTCCAACAATTTCGCTATAGTTAATAAAACTGTTTACCCATGCTCCGTTATTATCTTGTCCTGCGTTTGCATTCCATTTAAGTACGTTGCTTGATGCTAATCCAGTCAAGTCAGTAACAATGCCACTGCCTCCTGCACCACCACCGCCACCTGTTGCGGCAATAGTAATAGTCGCGTTTAAGTCATCGTATGTAATATCAATTCCACTACCTTCTCTTAGGATAGCATTTACTCTGTCATCAACTCTTTCATTTGTAAAGTATTGATTAGTACCTTCTGGTAAGTCTGTTGTAGTTGCGGCTACAGTTGGTTTGTCTGCTAAGTCATTCCAACTGCCACTAAAAGGATTATAGTTAACACCTGCAAGTGTAAGTCCTGTTGCAGAAATCATTCCTGCTCCAGTAATACCTGAGCCTGTTAAGTCTAAATTATCACCTATTGGTAATTCTTTTAGTTTGTTGCTATCGTCTCTATCAACTATGAGTGGTATTCTGTTTGCCATATTCTTTTCCTTATAATGCCGCTATTCTAGTTTTGAAGTCTGCAAAGTCGGCACTTGCCGCTACCTCTGTTTTTAGTGTTGTTAATGTAATTGTTTCTGCTTGTAATGCACTTGCCGCTAAAGTACCTTGTGCAGAAGTTGCCGCATCAGTAATTCCGTAACCAGCTAATGTAGTTGGCTTACTTGTAAGTGAGGCAAACGTCTGTGCTGGAATAGTTAAGTTTGTAAGATTACTTCCGTTTAACGCTGGAAGTGTACCAACTAATACTGCCGCTGTAATTGTTCCGTTAACAGCATCAACTAATAGTGTCGAATCATCAGCGAATACAGATCCGTTAATATCTCTATTTTTATTTGTAACAGCAAGCTCTGCAAAGTTAGCGTTAATTTTTGTAAATGCAGTTCTTAATGGATCACCATCACCTTTGTTTGCACTAGTTCCAATATTAATTACTTGAATAGCCATTATACTCTCCCTACCACAACTTCAACGAACCCTGGTTCATCTCCGTCTTTGGTTCCAACTGCTTTACCAATAACAGTTCCTACTGTAGGATCGTTCTGCACCATACCGTAACCTGGAATTGCACTAGATACAATCATGTCACCTTTGCTAACAGCACCAATTACTTTACATGTTGTTCTACCTTGTAGTGCTAATGCTGTAACATAATCACCTTGTAAATCGCTGTTCATTAAATGTGCTGGATTCTCTGAAACAACACCAGCAACTTTTCTATCACCTTTTGATATAGTAGTTGTTAGTTCTTGTTCACCGCCAAACACTAATACTGTACCTGGTTCGTACATAGCATCTGCTAGATAATTCTCTGCCAAGTCAGCATATTGTGCTGAAGTTGCAGTTCCGTAGATTGTACCAAATTTTAATGCCCCTGTACCAATATCATATCCACCGTTACTTGAAGGTGTCATAGCCCCTTGTTTAAATACCACTGCCGCTGTATTATTATTAGCAACAATAGCAACTTCACCTGCACTACTAAATCCTGTACCTGCTCCAATACCAATACCTGTACTTGAAGTACTCTTCTCGCCTGGCGCTTCAATAAATGAAGTGTACATCCAGTCTGACGCAACTCTTGGAGAGTTTTGTGTAGCATCACTTGGATCACCATAGCTACTGTTCTGTTGGAAGAACGAAGCTGATGCACTTGTATTACCTACTTGTATTGTACCTGGGAATGTTGTAGTTGTATTACTTGGAACTGTACCAACTGTATTAAACACTGTAGCACCACCTGGTGTTTTCATTGTCATTGTTAAGTTAGTTTGGTCTAAGATATCATAGTTATCTAATTTAAATTTCTGTCCATCAATACTTCCGTCTGCACCTGTTTTTACAATTCTATCAGCAACACCAGTTGTAGTAAATGAACCACCTGTGTTAACAATGTCTGCAAAACTAATTGCACTTGCATCACCTGTACCTGAGGCACTTCTAGCAAATACTGTGTTTTGTGCTATATCTGGTAAGTCAGCAAAGTCAACAGCACTTGCGGCTAGTGTTACCCAACCATCTGTTACTGTAAAGTCATCAGCATCAAATGCCGCAAGTCCTAGATCTGATTGTGCTATACCTGTTGCGTTAGCTCTTGTAGTTGCGGCCTGCATATTAAGTTTGCTTTGTATTATACCTGCTGTTGGACTTACGTCACCGTTAACAATTACTTCTGAACTAATTGCCGATGTAGCAACATTACTTCCATTACTTGTAAACACAACATCACCTGTAACAGTATGATTATCATAAAGTCCTCCATGGAACATTAGAATGTCATTGTTTACTCTGTTACCAATGTCAGTACCAATTGCTTCTGTATCAAATGGTGTTCTAGCATCCACATATGATTTTGTGGTTACATCTTGTGGTTGTGTCGGATCACTATGATTGTAGATTTTATTACTACCAGCATTAATATTTCCTGTTATTGGAGTAGTACCATCTCTAGCAATAGCTCCCGGACCAATAGTACCAGTTGTAATAATTACACCATCTCTATCAAAGTGTAATCTTTTCTCTATAAATTTCTCTGTAGCAAATTCTGTAGGTACTGCCGCTGGATCACCATCTGCCATTGTATCGTCATTACTGAATTCTGTAATTCTAACACCTTGTCTAAATCCTAGTCCGTCTAAGTTACTAATAGCAATACTTGCCGCAAATGTAACTGTACCTGTTCCTTGGTCTACACTAAAGAATTTACCAACTCTAAAGAATCCATCTTGGTCTGTACTTGCAAAGAACACTCTACCTTTACCACGTTCGCTAACTTCTGCATCTTGGTTAGCACTAATAGTTGGCTGTCCGTAGATAATACTTGGATAGTTAGTAGTGTTAAATCCACCTGTACCAATTTTATCAAAGTCGTGTCCGTTAGCTCTTAGAGTTGAAATACCAACTGTAATAGTACCAGCTTCGTTATCTTGTAATGATAACGGAATTGTTCTTGTTGCCGCAGGACTAAATCTTAAATCTGCTCCAAGTCCTGAACCAGTATATAACGCATTACTACTGTTAATGTTTGAAGCCGCTAAATCGGTAAGTTCAACAGTAGCATAGTCGCCTCTGTCAGTATAGTTTGAAACGATATGTGTCTTACCAGCAAAACTAAAGATCATATCATTGTTATCAATACGAGTTTGTTGTGTTGCTGTTAATTTCTCAATAGCAACTCTAACGTCACCTGCTGTTGCACCCATTGTAGTACCAGTACCTGCATATGTATTCAATGCCGCTTCTGTATTTCTAAGTGTTAAGTTTAAGTGACTAAATGCTGAGTCCATTACAACTTGGAATCTATCTGATGCTAATGCTGAACCATCTGCGTCTTGGTTGTTGAAACTAATACTTCTATAAACTTGATTTGGATTTTCAGAAAACACAACCGCTGTAGAAGGTCTAGTTGCTGTAACACCATTTAGATCACCTAACAAATGGTTTTTGTTCATTCTTAGAACAGCATATGCACTTGTGTCATTTGATGGAGTAGGATTGTGTGTTCCTGTGATTGCTGTTTCAAGTCCAGTAGTACCTGATACACTTAATCTGTAGATAGGTAAGTTTGCACCTTTACGTCCTGAAGGTCCTGTTGCACCTGTATATCCTCCGATATTAGATGTTGGAACTGCAACAATACTAGTTGCTGTAACTTCGTATGTAATTACTCCACTTGCTGTGTAAATGTCAATCAAACTGTTTGGATAAGGCATATAATCGCAGTCATATACAAATATACTAAATGATCCTGCCGTGTGTGCAAATGTGCCAAAGCCATAAACGTTTGTTTCATCATTGAAAACCTTACCAGGCTGTTGCATGTTTCTTAGTGATGTAATATCATCAACAGTTTCGTTTGGATCTGCTCCTGCCGCAACTAAACCAAAGTTACCATTTGCGTTAGAACAGTTAAGAGCTCTAATCTCTGAACCGTTGTTACTAAAGAATGCTGTATGGTTATAGTAAGTAAATGTTGAAACTTGCTCTGACAGTGCCGCGTTGTTACAGAACAATCCGTAACCTAAATCGTTAACCTGAGTATAGTCGTTTGCCAACATACTTCTGTTACCAGCTGTTTGAATATAAATTGCTTGAGGGAATGATGTATCAATATACCCATTACCTTCATTTGAAAGTTTGTTAATTAATAATTTTGCTGTACCTGTACCACCGTCATATTCTGAAACAGCATCAACTTGATAACGTACACCATTAATAAAGAATGGAGCAGGTGTTTGTGGTTTTCTTATTCTTAATCCTGTGCCTGCATCTGATTGTACATTTAATGTAAAGTTATCGTCTTTGCTTGTAATCTTAGTTTCTAAGTTACCTGCAAATCCATCAATATACATACCACCTCTAAAGGCTTGTTTGTTTATACTTCCTGAGAAACTACCACAAACCTGTGTGTAAGGAGATTTAATAAGAACTTGTCCTGCAGGATCAAGTACCTGTGCAAATCCTCCATGTCCTTGGAATGACATGTTTGCTAGTCTTGTAGCATCGTTCATTAAGAACACATCCATCTGATTATTCAGTTTAGGTGTACTTGTTGGATCAGCTGGATCAGTTAGGTAATGATAACCGTAATTCCTTGTTGCTTTAATATGCCAAGCACCACTTGCAATTCCGTTTAGGTTTGGTAGAATATCAATTGTTAATGTAACATCGAAACTACTTCCACCATCTGCATTACTAATAAGTCCTACTGCTCCATTATCTGTGTAGAACCAAGCACCATCCCATGATGTAGGTGCAATATTATCTGCTGGAGTAACTGTAATAACTCCGCCTGTTTGGTTTGAACCGGTGATTGTAATTGCTTGTGCAGTTGCTAAGTCTGCACCTGTATAGTCTGTAATTTTTAAATTGTCTAGTAACTTGTCTCTGTAGAAATAAGTGTTTGCCCAAGGTGATTGTGAAATTCTTGGAGCAGGTCTAATTTGACAACGTCTAAAGTCAGAACCTTTAATAGATACGTTAGCAGGAACTTTCAACGGATAGTCTTCGTAGTAAATACCTGTTTCAACATGTACAGTAATTTGTTTCTCTTTAGTTCCGTTACCGTATTCTAGTTCCTCACCAATTCTAAATTCTCTTGGTTCAACTAATACGACTTCTGCTCTATCATATGCTGTGCCGCCCAAGTCTATACCACTTGTATATTTTACAATACGTCCTCTAGCACCCGATGTCTTACCAACAATAATTTTGCCTGGGAGGATATCAACGTTTGTGTTTATACCTTGGTCAGTACTATCATTACCAGTACCGTTGCTAAAGTCAACTGAGTATGTACTTCCTTCAACAAGTGTGTAATTATTTCTTGCTTGGAAACCATTTTCTAAAATATCAAGTATAATATCAAACTTAGCATTTAACGCATCTTTAACTTGTGTTGATACATCGTTAATAGAAGAGTCAAACCATTGTGGAATAAGTGTTGTGTAGTCTGTTGGATATACTTTTGTGCCTTCATATCCTGTACATTCAAATACAATGTTATCAAGTACAACAACATCTCCTGAACCTAAACCGTGTGCAGTTGAAGTTGTAATAATACCTTTACCTGTAACATTATTATAATTAAATCCGCTTATGTTATATGTGTTACCACCAAATGTTACAGTACCACCACTTACGTATGTGTGTACGACAGTTGATGTACCTACAGCTACTTGGAATGTATTTGTTGTTAAGTAATCTGATTCAACAGCAAATCTTTTACTTTGTGTTAGTAAGTCAATATTTTGTACTACACTATTAACAATAGCTTTAGCTTTTGTCATAGCCGCTCTAGTTTCTTGTCCTTGACTGATACGTGCTCTAGCACCTGAACTTGTACTAAAGTAGCGTGTAGCCGCTTGTATAGCGTTGTAGTTACTGTTTGTACCGTTACTAATATCAATAATCATTCCATCAATAATAAGGCCAACGTCACGTTCACATGTGTTGTCTACTACAGGCGGTTGCTCTGGTGCTACTAATGAATTAAGTCCGTTAGTTATAACATTTGTAATTACACTTGTTAGTGTGCTTGCTCTATTTGCAACATCATTAACACCTGCTCCGCTTTCGCATACAAGTGTAGTAATATCCTGTGGTAAACTTTCTGGATAAACTTTCTGTGTTGTTTGCCCTTCGAATGTACAACTTACTGTGATACTTGAAATTGTAACAACATTAGTTGCACTCAGTCCGTGGTTTGTTGTAGTTGTAATAGTTGCAATACCTGTTGCTTCGTTGTATACAAAATTATTAACGGCAAGTACTGTGGTATCTGATTTAGTTACTGTTCCACCACTAACATATACGTTTGCGTAGCTACTGCGTCCAATATAAAATTGGAAACTGTTTGCTGTTAAATTTTGGTCATCAACAACAAATGTACCTTGCTTTGATGAGTATGCTGTATTAGATAATACGTTGTTTACAACAAGATCTCTTGCAAATTCGATCGCCGCATTTGTTTGTGCAATCTGATCAGCAGTACCTAAACCTGCAACACCTACAGCATTTTGCATGCCTGCTAGATAACTTGCGGCCATTCTGCGTGTTTCAATGTTTCCGCCTCTTGATAAATCATTAATCCATGCATCAACAATATAACCTACATCACGTTTACATTTTGCACTACTGTAATCAAAGTTATTCCATATACCAGCACCGCCAGCGTTTCCAACATTGTGATTGATCCAGTATGTTACTTCTTCTTGAATAAACTTTTTGTTTCGTGCTAGAATTGCTTCTGCGTTTGGATTTTGTACACTTGTTGAATTATAAGCAAGATTTGGAAATGTATCGTTTACATAATCAAGTACTGCTTTTTGAATAAATCTTTTGTTTTCTCTTAGATATGTTTGTGCATGATATGCCGAAGTATTTTGTGTTGTTGGACCTACTGCTGTAACAAGAGAAATACCTTTACCATTGTCGTATGTAATAGTTTGTTTGTATGCACCTGGTTCAATAGGAGCACTTGCAATTACTTCTTCCGCTTTCATTAGAGCGGCTTTTAAACTACCATATGCGTATCCTAGTCCCCGTCCTTCAAGTCCTACCGGAGTACGTGCTTGTGTGTCATCACCTTGTTTAGTTACAAAAATATCTTCTGTTGAACTGTAACTATTGTTGTCAACATATAATTTTGTTGCGGCTTGTTTGTCTTTTATATCACCAGTGGTAATACCTGCTAAGTCACCTGGATGATCATGCAAGTATAAAGCACCTGTCATGTCATCGCCTTGGCGTCTTACTGTTGCACTTCTTGGAAGTGTTTCGTCTGTTTTATAGAAGCCATAGTATGCATCATCATATGCTGTATCTTTAACAATGTCTGTACCTGTTACTGATGTTTGTGTACCTAGTGCAATATTAATTTTAACACGAGTAGTATCGTTATTATTTTGTGCTTCTGCTTTAGTAGAGTGTAAACTTAGTTGATCTTCACTTACCCATCTTACATAATAATCTGTAGAATTTGTTAATCCGTTTGGCGCTGAACCTGTTGTTGAATATTTCCATTTAGTTCCGTTGATACTCCAATCAAACCCATGATCATTAATAACAATATTACCACTTCTATATTCTGCAATAGTCTTAGTATACTCATTTGCGTTTGCAGGTTCTGATCTAGCATATACAGGTTTTGTTGGTTCAAAGGTTGTGTTTGGTGCGTAGTATTGATCTTGGAATTTTTTATCTGTTACAATATCATTAATTGTAATTGCACTACCATGTGTAGTATTAAATTCTGCAATAGCTTCTGGTGATGTAGCAATTTTACCAATAGCATAAACTTGGTTACCACTTACAGGTCCACCAAATATTGGACTTGTGTCAGCGTTAATATTAGCACCAGTGTTAGTAATAGTAATATTACTTGCACTTGAATTGTCAATACTAATACCTGTTCCTGCTGAAAGCGTTTTAGCTAGGATTTCAGTACCGGTTGTATTACCAATTAATACGCCACCTGGTGTAATTCCTGTTGGTGTATCGTTAAGTGCGGTAAAACTAATTGTTCCACCTTGTCCAAACACAGCATATAGTTCTGTGAAGTTCTCGTTTGCTTTACGGAACGCTTCACGTATACTATCACCTGTACCGTCGTTACCCTCAACACCTAAATAAATATCTTGTTTTGCCATTTTTTAAAATCCTACGCTTTCACCACAACCACAGCTACTTGTGCTTGCAGGGTTTTTAATATCAAAGTATGAACCGAATAGTTCTTTTTTATAATCAATA